TGAAAACCTTAAAACCGTTTCCTGTGATCGGGAGGTCTCCCGCCAATTTTTAGTCGGGCCTGCCACCGAGAAAACCGTTTTCTCAACCGTCACTGTTTCGCAAGCCAAATTTTGAAAGAATGGGATTGAATGTTCGGCAAGGATTTTTTTGTTTCCCGTGGACCCTTTCGAGCCACACAAGTGGTGACGCCACCCCGTCACCCGCCGAACACGTTTTCTGAAAGAACTGTGTTCTTAATACATGGATTCGTTGCATTTGTAAAGGGTTCGCTGCCTGGTGAGTCCGTTTTTTTCTGATGTCATTTTAGTCAGTTACAGGGCCACATCAGTTTTTTTGTACATTGACCTGACACGATGTAGCACAAAAACATCAAAAAACAGCCAAAAACGGTCAATTTCAGCGGCTCATAGCGATCCGACCGTTTTCATTCGGAAAAACTGACGTTTATATCATAACTGACTAATATCATAAGGGGATACTGACGTTTGTTATAAAACACTAAAAAACGGCCTGTTTTACTACTATTGGAGGTGTCATATAGGGGAGTAAACTATACTTACGCATGGGGTGCCCCTACTAATAAAATGTATAAAAGTCCAATATGAAGATTGTCCTTGTCACGTCTAAGCTGTTGTTTTATGACATGCAATATTGAGTAAAAAGAAGCACGATACAAAGGGAGAACAATGCCACGAGAAAGAACCATAAGACGACGCTGGGCCCATTCACAAGATAGGAGGGTACGTGGGTTTACTCCTCGTGTCAGGCGTCTGTTGTATGCAGCGATTGAGGCAGGGCTACCTTACAACCGTTCCTGTGAGATAACAGGAGTCAATTATTCCAACTTCAAGTATTGGATGCAGAGGGGAAAGACAGACCCCGAGTCCAGTCCTTATACACAGTTCAGGCGTTACATCAGGCGGATCGAAGCGAGAAAGGAAGCTGAGCTGTTAAGTGTTATTGACAAGGTAGCAGAGGGTGGCTATCACGTGAAGGAGAGGGAGATCAAGTTCTTTGCTGATAAAGGACGTGAGGTAAGAATAAAAACGAAGACGATACTCCCGAACTGGAAGGCTGCTGCGTGGCGATTAGAGCGTAAGTTTCCTGAAGAATACTATTTGAAGGACAACGATAATAAGGAAAGGACACCTGAGGATATTGCTGAGTCTATTCAGGCTGCATATCAAAACCTGGAGAACTCAGTCCCGCTTGAAGAGGAGGCAGCGTAATGTCAGGCATGCCTCCAACAGTCAATTCGATCTACAATGTACAACCGCTGACCTACCATCCAGTCCAAGCAAAGATGTGGAAGTCGGCTGCACGCTTTAATATCGTGTATGCCGGTAGACGATCTGGGAAGACTGAGATAGAGGGTAAGAGGAAATTTGTACTCAAAGCGTTGGAAGGTAATAAAGCGCGATTCCCCAATTGGAGAGGATTCGTTTCTGCTCCAACTCGCCAGCAAGCAAAGGACATATACTGGGAAGACCTCAAAGCTCTATGTCCGAAACCTCTGAGAGCCAAACCGATATCAGAAAGTAGAATGACGATCTACATATGGAACCGTTATGGGACCATAAGTGAATTGCATGTTCTCGGTATGGACCGTCCGGAACGAGTGGAAGGCCGTCCTTGGGATCACGGTGAGCTTGACGAGTATGGCAATATGAAGGAGGAGACGTGGGGAGCTCATGTTCGCCCTGCACTGTCGGATAGGAAAGGGACATGCTCATTTGTGGGTGTGCCTGAGGGAAGAAATCACTACTATGATTTGGTGAAAAATGCGGAAGCCAGTACACTCGTTGATTCGCAGGGAAGAAAAGTATGGGCAACGTGGCATTGGTTGTCTGAAGACATCCTCGATGAAGATGAAATCATCCAAGCGAAACAGGACTTGGATGAACTCACCTACCAGCAGGAGTATTGTGGTTCCTTCGTGGTATTCTCCGGGCTGGCGTATTACAAATTCAATTCAAAAGTTCATGTCTCCAACTGTAAACAGTACTATGATATTAGTGCTCCCCTCATCTTCACGTTCGACTTCAACGTAGCTCCTGGTACTGCCGGGATACTACAGGAGATGACGGAATGGCCTTTGGCTCAGGTGCCGTTGATAGGGCAGACGTGTACTTCACAGATTGGTGAGGTATTCATCAAGCGCAACAGTAACACTGAGAAGGTATGTGACAAGCTGATCCAGGACTGGGGCAAACACGAAGGGCTCGTCTTCTGCTACGGTGATGCTACTGGTGGAGCGGGTGGAAGTGCGAAGGTGAAAGGTAGCGATTGGGATTTGATCAAACAAAAACTGTATCCCGTGTTTGGTGATCGACTCACTTTCAAGGTAAAGAAAAGCAATCCCAGGGAGCGCGCGAGAATCAATGCTGTAAACTCAAGGCTGATGACAATGACAGGTGACATCAAGTATCAGATTGATGCTACTTGCGTGAATACAATCAAGGACTTTGAGGGTGTCAAAATACTCGAAGGCAGCGTAGGTGAGATCGACAAGAAATCAGATCCAATGCTCAGCCATTTGACTGATGGAATTGGATACTACGTTTCACGTGAGTACCCTGTTATTCGTTTTGCCCCTATTCAAACAAGGTTTTGGAAATGAAGCGATTGCTATCGATCACTGTTCGTGGCCATCAAAAGGAATGGTCATTTACCTTCATTGGTGATGTGGAGTATTTGAATGACTGGAGGGAAGATGGTCTTGAGATAAACGAAGTAGTGAACACTTGTCCTGGGTGGCTCCCTTCGTTTCTGGTCAAACCGTGGTTCTTTGTACAAGACATCATTAATTTCAAGTGGGCGAAATGAAAGCTAAGTGTCAATGCTACATTCAGACATACTGCACGTATAAGGAGAGAGATAAATTGAGAGCAATCTCCATACGGACAGGTAGGCCAATGAATCAAATAATGCGTGAGAAGCTACTGGAGGTAATCAATGGCGACAGTGATCGACCTGGAAGCGGAAAGGAAAATCAGGGCGAACTATGAGCAAAGCGAGTTGACTGTTCCACAGTCATTCGCCGATATGCTACGCCGATTCGAAGATCGCAAGCCAGCAGGTGAGGTCATTTGTATTGACGGGAAAGTTTTCTGGAATGGAGACGACAGTAGATGAACGACGTGATTCAACTACAAGACTACAAGCCCCATGCGACTGGGCCATGCAAGTGTTCATTCTGTGGTGAAAAGTATGTAGGTGTAATGCCGATCCCATTGAATTCGGACCAAGGATATGAGTGCCCCGCTTGCGGACGGTTTTTTGGATTTCTCGAATACCCGATCAGTGGGAAACCGGAAGATGAGATCTACGTTTGCAATAAGTGTGATGGATCTTTTTTCTCTGTTCACCGCGATGGTATTATCTGTGGCATATGTGGAACTAAACATCTCAACGTATTAAAGGATCTCAATGCAGCCGATTAATCCTAAACATCAAGCGCTCCTGGTGCATGCGAATACTGAGAAGCTGTTCGAGTTGAAGCCTGGAACACTGCCCTACTTCGCTAACCCAGATAGGAGTCAACTATCGATCAGTGAGATGAAGCGACGACTCGGGGAATACAGAGACATTCTAAAGAAGGCACGTCGCAAGCTGGCTATGAAGTATCACCCTGATCGAACAGGCAATGATGAAAAAATCAAGGAGATCAATGATGCATATGACTTCTTGATGTCGGCTTTCCACGAGAGAAACATAAGGGTGCAGCGACCGGTACCAGTATCAAAGGTTGTATTCTACTATTCGTCGGCTGCTTATTCAAATTCTACAACAACCTCAACTGGTAGCGGATGGTGGGCATGACATACGATATTCACAATCAGGAGAAAAAACAAAAAGGCAGTTTCACTCATCGCATGGACCATCCGAGTGGGCTTTCATGTGTTTTTAAACATGAGCGAGGGCTTGCCCCAAAGGTAGCAAAACTCATTTGGGATTTGTGTGACATAGAGATGATCGTTGAATTGGGTACGTTTCAGGGTGGATGGACAAAGACTCTTGAAGACCAATTTCCAATGATCCCAATTTACTCCTATGACAATGTAGATCTCATAAAGGGTAACAGGCAGTACTTTGGCCCGAATGTAGACTTTCGAGTTGAAAGCGTTTTGACCGAATCGAAGTCGTTGATTGCTTTGCTCAGAATCGAAATGGTTAAACTCTTGTATTGTGATAATGGAAAGAAGAAAGAGGAGGTAGCCATATACTCCCAATGGCTACATTCCGGTGATTTCATAGCTGTGCATGACTGGGGCAATGAAATCTTTTGGGATGATGTGAAAACCTATATCGGTGAATGGGAGAAAATTGGCTGGCCCCAGCTGGAAGCCTGGGGTAGCACTACCAGACTATGGAGAAAACCATAACTGGTGAGCCGTGAGGAGCCGCTGACAAGCCGATCTTTTATAAAACATGGACCAACATATTAACAATCCCAAGCAAGCGGGAGAGGAGGTGAGGTAATGGCACCCATCGATTTCACAATAAC